AATTTGCTCTCTAAATGCCTTCTCTCTCTTTTGCTTTTCTAGCATATCTTGAATTTGAGTAGAACGAAGCATATCTTGTAGAGTTCTATCCATAGAGCTTTGATAACCGCCAACACCACCTAACAAAGCCTGACCGATTGCTTGACCTGTGCCTACTGGGCGAGCCTGTGGTCCAGATGCAGCTAGTAGCTGTGCAATAGCATTTAAAGCGCCCATATTGAGTGCTGCATTTCTTGCTTGCCCATACTGTTCTTGCCCTAGTAACTGAGCTAGTGGATTTGTGTCTAATAGTGCCATTTTGTTATCCTAACAATGAATATACATTCGGAGTTGATGTTTGTCTTAAAGCTAATAAGTTTAATATAGGTGAATAATCTACTTCACCAGTAGGCTTAACTTGCCTTTGTGGTTGCTGAGGCTGTCCGATTGGTTGCTGTTGTCCACCTAATAGTGATTGACCTAATCTTAATCCTCTTTGAATATCTTGTAAACTCAATGTTGTTGGAGCAGTTACTCCTGTAATTCCTGCTGTACCTGCTGGCAAAGACTCAGCTCCACCCAAATAACCCATGCCACTAGAAGCATTAGAACCAATACTTCCAGCTAATTCTGCTTGTGCAATTTGTTCAGCAGTTAATCCTGCAGTTCCAACAGCTAAGTTTCCAGCACCGCCTAAGTAACCCATGCCACCTAAAGCACCTGTGCTAATACCTGTTCCAGCAGCAGCACCGCCTGTAGCAGTACCAGCACTTAATCCAAATCCTGTAGAGCCAGAACCTACTGCACCAGTTGATGCACTACCTAAAGCCTGTGAGCCTAAAAAATTTGTAGCACCAGTAGTTCCGGCACTTGTTCCTGCTGTTGTTCCTAAACTAGCTTCAGCACCCATAGTAGCACCAGCACCAGTACCAGAAAATGCACCTAATCCAGCAGCAGCAACTAAAGGAAAAGCTAAAGTAGAAATCGGGTTGCTTGTAATAGCTCCCAAGGTTTTACCAAACAAACCACTACCACTTCTTAAATCTGGGCTGTTAGATCCTGATTGTGCTGAGTAGGCTGATGAATAAACTGGTTCTGAAATAGAAGTTATTTCTTCTGTAGTTAAATAACCCTTATTAACTGCCTCTTGTGCAATATTCTTAAATACATTAGCTGGTCCTGTTGTATAAATTTCTGGATCAACTTGACCGCCAAAATAATCAGAAAGACTTTGATTGCGACCCATGGTTTTAGCAGTTTGAGCAACAGCCGCTTTGTAATATTGAGAAGGGTCATTTTTAAATGTTTCAAAAGCATCAATATATTCTTTTTCAGTTGGAAATCTTGATTTATCTCCTTTAAGAATATAGTCTTGCGCTGCTTGTCTTAAATATTGTGAATCAAATTGTTCTGGCTTAGTTGTTCCAAAAACTTTCATCATTGCATCATTTGGAGCATTAAAGCCGGGCAACCACGACCACCCAAAGCTAACATTAGACCAATCAGTAGTTTGAGCCATTATCAAATACCTTTAATATAATAATGAATATACATTTGGAGTTGATGCTTGTGGGGACTGTAATAAATTAAGAGTAGGAGAGTAATCTACACCTGCTCTTTTTATTTGACCGCCTACTCCTGCTTGCATAGGTTGTAATGGGTTTACTTGCTGACCGCTTAATAATGATCCTACTGCTTGATTAGCTCTTAATGCTTGTTTTGCAATATCACCTAAACCTGAGTCTTGTGCTACACCTGTAGCTAATGATTTAATGCCTGTTCCAGCTAGTTCAGCAGGAGTATATGAGTATGCTAATACTTGTGATATTTGGTCAGCAGCTAAACCTTGAGCAGCTAAGTTAGCAATATCAGCAGCTAAGAATGAGTCTACACCTGTAGCAGCAATATTCTGAGCAATAGCAGCAGAACTTAATCCTTGAGATGCTAGGTTAGCAGCATCAAATGCTTCTGTGTATGGCAAAGCAATAGCACCGCCTAAAGCATTTGTAATATATGGCATACCAAAATAAGCAAGAGCAGCAGATGCAGCAGTTTTAGCTGGGTTAGCTAAAGCATTTTCAATAAAATTACCAGTAAAGTCTACAGGGTCTTTAATAAAAGCGCCTGCTGTATCAACAACACCACCTACTGTATCACCAACAAAACCAGCTACATCACCAACAGCATCAGTAGCAAAATCTAGAACATCAGAAACAATAGGAATACCACCGCCTTGTGGCTTAATCTTTCTATCACCACAATGCTTAAATCCTTCTAGTGGTAATTCTCCAAAGTGTGCATGGTATCTCATATTGCTCTCTCTACAATAATATGTTTTTCTCTAAATCCTAATCTTCTCCAAAGTCTAGCAACTGATTCTCTAGCTGCTCCTTGTATCTTTGTAGCACCATTTTCTTTTAAGACATTAACAAAGTTTTTATATGACTCTTTATCGCTAATCCATTTGCCACCAATAGCTGTTATAAATGCTACTCTATAGTTAGGGTAATTACTATATACAACAGTTATTGCACCTCTTAACTTATGCTCATCATCAATTACTACTAATAAGTTCCATTTTCCACTTAAAACATAGTCTTTAGCTTGTTCTAAAGAATAGTCATCTTCAGCATACTTCAAAGCACTTTCTATATAACCACTTGCTTGTGACCATACTTGTTTAACTAATTCTTTAGGTACTTGCTTAACAATCATTAGAACAATAAGCCACCCAATGCGCCACCTAATGCACCGCCAGCTAAACCATACCCACTTGGAGAGGTTAAGCTAAATGGTGATCCACCAAGAAATGACCCTAGAGCCTGACCACCCAAGTAACCTAAACCAGCACCAGCAGCAGTATTAATAAAAGGGTTGCTAGGCATAGAAGTAGATTGTGTTTGAGTTCCAAAGCTACCCATAGGTGAGCCATATACAGAAGATAAGTAACCAGATAATTGTTGGTATGGTAATTGCTGACCAAACTGGAATCTTTGCATCTGCTCTTGTAATGGTTGAGCAGCAATCTGTTCTCTAGCTGCGCCAATTTGACCTAATTGCTGTGCTGGCAAGAACTGTTGAGCATACATTGAAGGAGCAAGACCAGCTAACTGAGCTTGACCCAATTGTGCTTGTTGTTGCAATCCTCTTTCAGCCATATATTGCTGATTAGCCATGCTAGAAGTAACATCACCCAATGCTCGACCAAATCCTTCTGTAGCTTGTCCTAAAGCATTTTGCATAGCACCTGATCCATAGCGACCAGACTTAGAGAAAAGACTAGCAATATTTGGCAATACCTGACTTGAGAACTGTTGCTCTAATGGGCGAGTAGCAGCTTGCATAGCTTGTTGTTGAAATGGGCTACCTTGCAAGAAGCCACCAGCAGCAGTCTGACCAATGCCAGATAGAGCTTGACCATAAGCCTGTTGAGCTTGTTGCAATGCTGGGCTTGATTGACGGGCTAGAGTCTCTTGTTGTTGCAAAGCCTCAAGAGTTTGAGCAGAAGGGCTGACATAGGTTTGACCTTCAAAAAATCGAGGTTGCTCACCAGTCAAGAATAAACTCTGCGCTCTTTCCAAGCCTGTTTGCAAATAAGGCAATAAAGCTGGATCAATACTAGAAGTTGAAGTTGTTGATTGAACTGCCATGATGGTTTCCTTTTATCCTACTACTATATATTTATAAGTCTTACTTGCTGTATCGTTAGCAAAGTGAGACAGGGTTGCACTTCCATTTGTTTGTGAGCTTATATAAACATTGCCTGATGATAGTGGTGCTATATATTGAACTGTTGTTATAACTGCTGGTATTGCTGGTCTTGGGATACCAGTATCTGCAGCATAATGCTCTAATGAGACATCTGTGCTACTGGTTGTTCCTGCAATCTGGACATAATCCCCTGCTTGCATCTCAATAAAAGTATTAACTGTGCCAACAACATGACTTGGAACTCCTGCGCTCTTTCTAGCAGGAATATCAAATCTACTAGCTGACCTTGGGACATCTGTGCCATTTAATCTAAACCAGACATCTGCAAATTGTGGATCATTATCATTATTTACTAACTGTAGTGAAAACTGGACATTGTAGATGCCATAGTTTCTAACATTTAATCTAGAAGTATCTGATAAAAATACACCGCTTGCTTCTTCTGTGGTGTCATAAACGACTACCGCAGTAGAGCCAACACTCGGAGATAATTGGTCTGAATTGTTTGTAAAGCATCCATAAGGAGCTGCATCACTCTCGGCAGCATCACTAAATGGAATAACTATAATTACTGAATCTATACCAATTCGAGCATCTGTAATAGTAGTAGTTGTTGCATTGCCTGTTGCTAAAGTTACAGTACCAGTATTGTTTGTTTTACCATTCATAATGCCATTGACTACTTCAGCAACACCTCGCTGGTCTGAGCCGAATGGTGGCAATAGTCTAAACATTATCTACCGCCCATAGGAACAAGCTCAACATCAGCACCAATAGCTGTCTGCCAGTTATCGCCTGTTGGAGTAAATTCTAATTGGTGGTATCTTCCCATGCTTCTAATTGAAACCCTATTCTCTGAATCCGCAGCACTTGCTGTGCCAAAAGTTACTGACTCTGATAGTAGATTTCTAGAAGATATCGCAACACTAGCAGAGCCATTGTCTACAATAGGTTGGACTAGGGTAACGGCAGTCTTACGATTTTCAGCCGACAAGTCTCCTGTTTGAATTGTAGCAGTAGAATTTACTCCTGTAAATGTCACTATTTTTGCATTTCTTACCCCAGCAAACATCATCTTTCCACCCACCCATTGACGAGAGTCTAGGCTTGTTGGCAAAGCATCAATACTGGTTGAGAAAGCATCTAAGCCTTCTAAAGTCACAGATGGAGTAGAAGCATCAGCCACTCGGTCTACATCAGTAGTCCCAGATGACCATTTCTTAGTTTCAAAGTTATAAATCAATAACTTATCGACATTACCGCCTTGACCTTTAGAGGCATAAGACCAAATCACTAGGTTTCTAAATGGATCAATGGCAGCCGACATATTACTGAGGAATACCTCATCTACATCACTATAAAAGAATCGGTTTACCTTCTCATTACCAATAGGGATGATATTTTGACCATCACAGGCATAGAATCCATCATCAGACAAAAAGAATGACACTCCTTGGTACTGAATAATAGAGTTAGCCTCATAGCACCCTAGATTTCTAGCGATATTGTCAAACTGGAATACCAAAGGGCTACCGACATAGGACATTCTATGAATTGACCTATCCATAAAGATTAAGCCAAACTCACCACCTGTAACACCTACTACTGAGCCACCATCAGGAATATCTTGAAAGTCTGCTTGAGTTGTTGCTGAAGGAGTCCAGTTAGTTTCATCATTGAGTGCAGCCCATTGAACTCTATATGAGAATCCTGAGTCGCTGTTATATCCTGATACCACAAAATCTCTAACTACTGTGACATATCTAGCTCTTGGAGCATCAGCAGCCAAATCAGCCCATGCAGTAGAAGTGCCTAATAACCACCCTTGTATTCTTGCATTGCCATTGGCTGCAATCAATCTATGACCAAACTGGGTAAATCTCCATCTTTGACCTACAGGTGTAGCATAAGTAGCACCAGATACATCATCCAAAGTCAAGTCTGTAGAATCTAACTTATATAAATTTGTAGTGCTTCCGGCAAAGATAGCTGTAGTTCCATCAGGGTTTCTACCAGCTACCACATTGTTTAAATCTTCAGAAGCATCCTCTGAATAGTCCACAGCAGATGGAATAGCTCCATAGCCAATAGCCTTAGAAAAGACATTATTAGCCTTTACCAATGCGCCTGTCACAGAAGGTTGGTCTGGAAGCCACTCGCCAAAAGTTATTCTTTGATTCATTTATTTACCCATTGTTCTGTGCCATTAGAGACTGAAGTCCATACAGCAGAGCTTGCTGATACACCTGTCCAAGAATCATTGCTTGCACTTACATCTGTCCAGTTAGGAGAATCAGGAGTTTCAGGAGTCCATTCTTCTGAACCAATCTGATCTAAGCTCCAGTTATCCCCTAGTATTCTGCCTACACAACTAACACTAGCTGAGTTACTAATTGAGCCTGATGCGCTAAATATTGCATTTGCTGTGACTGATACTGTTGCAATGCTTGTAATCTCTGCAATGCCTGAGTATTGAACACCGCCCAACGCTGTAACTGTAGATAGTCCATTAATTGATCCAGTAGAAGTTCTTATTCTGATAGAGTCACTAGAAACTGTCGCAGAGCTAGTAATTGCTCCAGATGCACTTAATATTCTTGCACCATTAGCAGTTACAGTAGCAGTTGAAGTAATTGCAGCATCACCAAACCTTATTCTGAAGGCATTGGCTAAAACAGTCGCTATTGAGTTTACTGAGCCTGTGCTAGTCCTTACCCTAATTGCCTCGCTAGAAACGCTTGCAGAGGCTGTAATCGAGCCTGATGCGAATCTAATGACATCTGCATCTGCTGTTACTGTTGCTGTGCATGAAACTGCGCCTGTAGAAGTCCTAATCCTTATTGAATCAGAGGCAACACTAGCCGAACTTGTAACAATTGCTACACCAAATCTATCCCTAAAGGCATCAACTGAAACACTAGCTGTAGAGCTAACAGAGCCATCACCAAAGAAAATAAAAGTGCCAGCATCATTGTAAAAAGGACTATCTAAAGAAAAAGCCAGCCCATCTATGCTTGTGCTAAATAAATCTAGCTGTTCAAGACTAAATGGTGATTGAATATCTGCTGGCATGATTTATCAAGCCAAAGTTACTGATAGGCTACCT